CCCTTATTCGCTCCTACGCGCTAAATCAAGCTGCGTCGAGGCTGAAGGTATACGTCACATTCAGCGTGTCACCAGACACTACCGAACGGTCACCCGGGGAGCTGAAGTCCGACGCCGAGAACAGCGTACCCGTCGAGCCACCCTTGGTGCTGTTGCTGACCAAGAACGCACCGCCAACCGTCTGCGTAGCGTTGATGTTGAAGGTCGCCGGGGATGCCGAGTTGGTGGCAACCGACGGATCAGCAGTAGTCGGGGTGGCAAACGTGCAGGTCGGGCGCGTAGCGTTGCTATACGGGGTAACTTCCGTCCAGCCAGCGTGGGATGCCATCGTATCACCAGCAGCGGGGGTATTCGACGCACCAGCGCCATACAGACCCAGATACCACGTAGCGGAAGCAGAGCCACCGGTCAAAGCCGCAGCGTTCATGTACTGCAGACCTTCATTAACCACGAGGTTGTGGTCTTCGACAAACCATTTCAGTTCGCCGTCTTTGTTAAAACACTCGATGCGGTATACGCCGCCAGCTTTCGATTTGACTTCCATGTTCTACTCCTTATCCTAGTCTAATAATGGCCGAGGTGCTGGTAGCCGATGGGAATTGCACCTGAAACGTCGTGGTTGAAGTCTTGTTTGAACCAAAGTCCAGCACACAGACAGCCGGGTTAGTCGTGCCGTTGTACTTGTAAATCAAAGCACCACGAGCAGTAATCGCACCAGACCACGACACATCCGAAAAGGACAGATACGCCACTGCACTGCTACCAGCCTGAGTCCCGATCGTAGGCACTTGACTGATGGTCAGGGTAGCCCCGCCAGCACTGTATCCAGCGTCCGCAACTTCACCGGTAGCGGTGTAGGCCGTGGTGTCAGCATCCAGCGTCGCCGTGTTGGTGTAGAGCGCGATCTTGAATACGTCAGTCGTGCCCGTGCCAAAGTCGTAACTGCCGTCCAGCAGACCGGTCTTGAAGACGTTGCACAGTGCGTTGCCGGTGAAAGCCATCTTAGCTTACCGGGACACGAGGCGTCCCGCTCCTGTATTGATCCTGCTTCTCCATGCCATCGCCCAGACGTTTGGCAAGCATCAATGCTTCCTGATACTTCTTCTCATAGTTGGCCACCATGTCGGGCTCACCCTTCATGAACGTGTAAGCTTCCACCAGCGAGCCGTAGAGCAGCACAGGATCGTAGTTCTCACTCAGCCATGTGTAACCGCTTGCAGCAATCGTGATCGACTCAGGATAATAGAAATAATGAAGTTCGATCGTGTAAACGGCATCCGGAGTCGGCCCGAGGATGAACGTCAGCTCTGTCTCATCGGTAGACAGGGGGCCAAACAGCGCGTAATACGCGGGCAATCCGGTGTCCGTTGGGACGGGGTAGGCTTCACGGATGTAGCTCACATCCTTGTTCAGCAGGTAGCTATACGCACCGGTGCCGTCAACCACAGCCATTGAGTACACCGCAAGGAAATCCCCGGGGCAGTTCAGGTATTTGTTGTTGGTCGAAGTAGAGCCGGTAACATTACGCCGGAGGGCCGGGAACAGGACGGTGTTGTAGATTCGCTGTTCGGCCTGAGTAATGAAGGTGTTGATCTGCTCGGCGCTGGTGAGCGTAGCTGACGCCCCGGCACTGTCAGTAAAGACGGTATTTGGGAAGTCATTTTCAAGGTATCCCTTGATTGTTAAGAACAAATTTTGGTAGTTGATTTACGCCACCCTTTGAAAAGTGTACAAACCAAACACTTTCCCCTTTCGTTTAATAGCCTCAGATATTGTTGAAGACTTCACTCCAACCCACTCTGCGGCGTATTTTTGCGCCAGAAAAGAAATGTTCAACTCTGGGCATGTTACAGGCCGGTGCTTCATCGCAGCAACTTGCTCAATTACCGCTCGCGGCAACGTAGTTTTCTTATGCGCTGCACGTAGTTTGGCCCTGTAATCAGACGACGCGACAACCTTGCGTAGACCGTCTAAAATTTTGGCCCGAACTTCAGGATTTGCCCAAGCTGCTTTCATTGACGCTGATCTATCCCCATACAATTTAGGCTTCTTTACGTGGTTAACCCACCGTTTACCACCGTACTTTTTACCAACCTCACGGCATCTGTCGGCAAATTCATCTGTGGCGCAAGCTTTTTGAATTGCATTCATCATTGCAACCCGGTGGCTGGGGTCACTCCACAGCAAACGCATTGATGTTCTGAGCTTCTGTTTTGTGGACTCAGCCATAGCTCTCCCGGGTGCGCCAGCGCCGCCACAAGTACGGTTATACGCTGGGCGTAACTCACTAATAAAGTACTTCTCTACTCTATTTAGCTCGGCCCTATCAAACGCAATATAAACCTCTTCAAACAAAAATTTCTCAAATCCAAATTTCACCATAGCTTTGCTAAAGACGGATACTGGATTTTTTATCGAGGCTTTGTGCGCGCTAACCCTATAAGACACGGGCTTTATGGTTTGTCCAACGTAAAATTCACCATTCACCAAATTCTTGGCTACATAGATTGAACCATAACGTTTACAAACCATGTTCATCAATCACCTCAAGCCATGGGGCCTCGTGCCATCAGACCTTTGGTAGCCGCACCGGTGCCACGCACCTTGATGCCGGAAGTCTTGGGCTCCGGATAGTCCTTGCTGGCAATACTGGCAGCGCCTGCATTCAGCTCATTGATCGTCTCACGGTTCTTGGCCAAACCGACAGGGGCGACCTTAACGGATTTGATCTTTTCCATTACCGGCTCCTTTGGTTATTGGCGCGAGCCACATTGCGGCCCACTTTCTTCATCTCCAGCGACGTCACACCGCCCTTTTTGAAGGTCGGCTTCTGGCCCGGGTGCATCCGTTGCTCGTGTTTCCTGACAGCTTTCTTCGCGTCCATGTGTCACTCCTAAGTTACGGCCACGGTAACCGTGCCCAATGAAATGGTTGGTGCCAGCACGTTCGGTGTCAGGCTGGCGTCATTTGCCCTAGCCCCGCCTACAGGAGCCCAGCCCCACTCGATTATACGGCTACCGCCCTCTGGTGTCCCGACATCGTTGGGGTTAATTTGCAGCCCGTCGGTACCCGACGTCCTGTAGCTCACGTCCGGGCGGGGGTTTCTGACGCCGATTGCATCTTCTACGGGGTACATACCCAGCTGCAGCTGGGGATGGTCTTGCTCCCAGCACTCCGAACACACCTTAATATTGACGTTTTTGGTCTTGATGACAAGCGTTTTGAGCTGCGTGAGCTTGAATCTGAACCCACAACGGTCACATTCAGCTATGCTGAACTTAGCGGAGGCAAATTTATTCGGCATAGCGGTTCCCTTTTCTAAGGTTGACCACCGCCGGGACTACACAAAGGTTTGTGGGTACGTGAAGCCCGGAAACCGTCGTACCCCGCAAAGGGATTACATGATCTACGTGCCACGCGAACCCCAACATTTTTGTCCGCATTGCCGAAAGTTCGTAAGCCTGCTCAATTAACCACAAGTCGTCTACATCCAACCACTTAGGCGTGCGCTGCAGTTTTGTGGCGTGTTGCTTATTGCGTTTCGCCAACATTTTTGGGTAGTTGTCGATATAGTACTTTTTATACCTTGCTTTTACTCTCGCGCTATTACGCTCGTTGTAACTCTGCTTCCTAGCGGAATCGTGCGCGGCATTTTTAGCTCTCCAATCCCGGTGCCACGCTTGTATTTTCTCAGGATTGGCAAGCCGGTATGCTTTGTTTCTTTTCCGCATTAACCCGCGATTAGCTTCTTGATACCGTTTAACCGTGTCTAGCGCACATGTTATACACCCAAAGTTGCTCACGTAGCGCAAACCGTTGAGTTCCGGGTGCGAAACGCACACCTTCCCATTATATCTAGTTAGCTTTGCCACTATCGCGGCTTTGCGGGTTGTCATGATCGTTAAAAAAATTGTTGTCTTGGTACGAACCGTATCGGCGCTTTCTCGCGGTCTCCGTCCGCCGCAAGGGCAAACTGCTGCTCATAATCGGCCTTCAGCTCCATCCGGCGCTGGGGGTCAAC